CTGCTGTTGGAGTTGCTGCACGATGGCGTTTTTGTGTTCTTCTTTGGTCATGGCTTATTCCTCCGAGACCAGCTCAAACCCAGCGTTCACGGCCAACACGCACGCAAACGCAGCGTCGTCTGTCCACGCAGCGCATTGCTCTGCCGTCGCAGGAACAAGGCCCACGGGCATGATTTCCACGCCCTCGGCGTCGAGGAGGTGGCAGTCAGCGATGGCGGTGACGCCTGTATATTGGATGTATCGGACCTCGAACTGAGTTCCGACTTTAGGGGCTGCGGGAGAGCCCATAGTGTAAGGAGCGATTGGGATGGTCATGGGTGTGTGAGATTAAACGAGAACGGGAATGCGATAGGTGGTGCCTGTGGAATCTTGAATGGTTATGGAGCCAGTTCCGACAACCGCCCCAGCGACGTAGGCGTTGCCAAGCTTGAGCGCGCCTGTGACCGTCACCGCGCCCGCGAAGGTGGCGGCTCCGGTGGAGGCGAATGTTGCGACGAGATTCGTGTGTGACCCAGCGTAGAATCGAATATCAGACGATGCCGCCCGCGCCATGATTGAAAGACCACCCGCCAGCCCCGTGCCGCTAGAAACAACTCCTGCGTCTTGCACAAATCCTCCAGTAGTGGTGTAGCCAGTCCCCATCACACCAAGCGTTGCTGATGTCGCGCCCGTGCCCGCGTTGCTGACGTAGAGGTTCGCCTCTGCTGCCGCCCCCGCGTTTACGTTGGTGATGAAGTTGGAGAAGTCGCTGTTTAAGCTTTTGGCTGCGGTGATCGTGCCCCCGAAATAGCTTGCATCGCCCGCCGACAGCCCACCCGTGACCACCAGCGCGCCTGCGCCTGCGGAGCCTGCGGTGGAGGACGAGATGGAGACGGTGCCGCTAGAGGCGATGCGCATCCGTTCCGTTGGTGATGAGCCGTTAGCCGTTCCAAAAATGATGTTTCCAGTTCGCCCCGCGTGACTCAAATTTTGCCCGAAAATGTATGCGCTGGAAAGCTGGTTCGAGTTTGAAAACGTCAACGCCGCGCCATTCTGGTCTGTCGCGCTGAGGTTTATCAGGTTAATATCTGCCCCACGGGAACTTCCAGCGTCTGGATTTGTGCCGGTTGCGTAGCCAGGAATTACATAGCCGGTAGAGTTTGGAGAAACAGCAGTCTGGCGAAATGTCGATCCGGTCCACTTAAATTCTCCGTTGCCTTTTGGCGTGAAGGTGATGTCCGCCGCCGTAGTCCCCTGCCCCAGCACCAGACTCGCGCCGCTGCTGCCGCCCGCGAGCGTCAGGTCGGTCGCGGCGGGGGAGGTGAGGGTCGCCGAGATTGGCGTGGTGAGCGTGGGTGAAGTCCCGAACACCAGCGCGCCCGTGCCCGTTTCATTCGTCACGGCGGCGAGGAGATTCGCCGACGTAGGTGTCGCGAGGAACGTCGCCACGCCGGTGCCGAGGCCCGAGACGCCGGTGGAGATCGGAAGGCCGGTGAGGTTTGTCGCGGTCCCGCTCGCTGGCGTTCCAAGAACCGGCGCGGTCATCGTCGGGCTCGTCAGCGTCTTGTTCGTCAGCGTGTCCGTGGTCGCACGTCCCACGAGCGTGTCGGTCGCATCGGGCAACGTAACCACGCGGCCGGCCGTCGAGACGGCGTCGATCAAAGTGACCGCGCTGGCTGCGCTCGACGAGGACCGGAACCGGATACCCTTGTTGAAATCCGCGCCGTCCGAGATCGTGAAAAGCCCGCTGCCCTTCGGCTGCAAATGCACGCCGATGTTCGCGCTCGCGCCCTCGGCGAGAATGTGAATCGGGCTCCCGACGCCGATGCCGTTTTTGATTTGGACGTAGTCCGTCGCGCTCGCGATGTCGGTCAGCCGCAGGATGTCGTGACCTCCGCCCACGATGCCGACCGTATCCGCCGCTGGCCGGTAGAGTCCGGTGTTGGGGTCGTCGGTAAAGTTGAGCGAGGGAGCCGCCGCCGTGCCGTCGTCGAGCGTGATGTTGCCGTCGGTCGCGCTGATCGTGATCGAGCCCGCGCCGTTGGAGATCGCGATGCCGGTGCCAGCGGTAAGCGTCGAGTTCACGAACGCCGAGCCGTTGCCGATTAGGAGCTGTCCGTTGGTCGGCACGGGCACGAGGTCGGTCATCGAGGTCACGCCGCCCCCGCCCCCGTTGCCACGCGCTGCGCTCAGAGTCCAATCGCCAGCCGTGCGGCTCGGGCGCTCGCGATTGCCGTCGATGTTCGACACGAAGCTGTCGCCGTTGATCGTTACGAGATCGAGACGCTGATAGGTTTCATCGGGCATCCACCGGCCGCGAGGATTGAGCCCGCGAGGTTCGGCGAACTCCTTGCGAAGCTGGTCGATTTCGCCTGCGCGAGGGAAGCGCGAGAGCTCGTCCGTGACGATTTCCTTCACGGCGTGCGTGAGCATTGAAGCCGCGTCCTCGATGCGCGCCTCGGCCTTCGCGAGCAAGTTCACGTTCTCCGCGCGCTCGGCCATGAGCACCGAGTATTTCGCGGCGGTCGTGACCTCTAGCTGCTTCGACAGCTGCTCAACTTTCGCAGCGAGTGCCGCTCCGGTCTTCGCGTGTTCGTCGGTCGCCCGCGCGCGACAGAACTCTTCGAGCTCGGTGCGAATCTGCGGCTCGGCCTCCTCAAATGTGCGCTCGATTTCCGCGTTCAGATACTCGCGAAGTTGCGGCAATTCCGAGACGAGCTGTTTTAGCTCGGAGCGTTGAACGATTGCCAACTCGATCAGCCGGTCGATTTGCGTCTGTGTATCCATAAAGTTGTTATTTCTTCGCGCTCGTTGGCTGCGTTGCAAAGGTGTGCTCGATGATTGATTTGCCGACGATCGGCTTCGCGGCCTCTCCGCATCGGATGTCGAGCTGCTTGCGGTATTGCTCGACGGCGGTCAGCCAGTCGTTCGGGTTCTCAGGCTTTTCGTGGAGCACCATCGCGACCTCGGTGGCGGCGGAAAACTCGGTGCGGCTTTGATTTGTCGCGGAGTTGGCTTGCGCCTTGTTCAGCCGCTCGACGATTGCGTTTGCCCACGTCTGCCCAGCGTCCCCTCCCCATCCGTTCCACGCCTGCCAGCCCTTGCCTTGCGTCTTCCACGTCGCGCCCTGCTTGTCGATTTCATGGCGGTCGAAATACGCCTTCATTCGGCGCACGGTGTCCTCGGAAAGCGGGCGCTTGTTGAGGATGTCGCGAGCGCGAGCGAGCCCGACAGCGGTCATTCCGCGATTCGATGGCGTCGCTTTTTCGCGAGCGGCGAGCGCGCGTTTCGCGTTCGCGATCATCGCGTCGTTCGGGATGTAGCTACCATCGGCGAAGTTGATCGTGACGAGGTTCGCGCTGTTCTCGACCTGCTCAACGGGCTCAGCCGGTGCGGGCTCAGCCGGTGCCGGTGCAACGCTCGCCGCCTGCGCCTCGGCCGCGCTGACGCCCACCGCGTCGCCTGCCGCGGCTGCGGCCGCTGGCGTGCTCGGCAAGGAGTTCGTCGTGAGCCGAATCGCCGTCTCGGGCACGCCATACTTCTCGGCGAGCTGCTTGACGTAAGCCGCCTCGATCGCGATCTGCTCCAATCGCGTGAACGCGTCCGTGCCTTCCTCGGCTGCGATTTCTTGCAAGGACTTCGCGCCTTGCCGGTTTTCGTTCATGTTCGCTGCCGACTCGCGGCCCACGTCGATCGAGAGCTTCGCGGGGAAACGCCACTCGCCCGAGGTCGCGCGTCGCAATGCGTGAACCATCGTCTCGCCGGCCAGAAGCGGAGGCGGTGAGATTTCCCCGCGCGCGATGGCGTCGAGAATCACGGCGTCCTTGATCGGGTCGAGAACCTTGTCGGTGAGCACGCCCTGCTGGCGCGTGAATACGCGGTCGGCTGCGGCGAACTCGGCGCGAACGCTTGGGCCTTTGTAGTCTTGCGTGCCGAACAGAACGCCCTCGGGCACGCCCACGCCCAGAGCAATCTCGTGCATGAGATGCTGCACGAAGCCTGTGAACGCCTGCGACGGACGCGATGGCATCACCTCCACGCGGTCCGAGTTCTGGAAATACCGAATCATGCCGACCTCTGTGAGCTCGTTCTTTTGCTGCTGTCCGTTCGGGAGCGAGAGCGCGGGATTCGGCTGGAACAGATTGCGCGGATTCGCGATGCCTCGGTCGTTGAAGATCAGCGCGGCCTGTTGCGACGAGAAACGCACGCCCGCCTTCTCGGCTTGCAGGATGTCGTGGAGCATCCGCGCGGTCTGAATCGCGGCGTGGAAATCTGTGATTCCGCGATACTGGTCCACCCGAAAGGGGTCCATGTAGTGACAGAACTGATTCGCGGGAATGTCCTCCGCGCCGAAATAAACGCCGTCGCGACTCACGCGATAAATCCGATAAGCGACCGGCTGGCCGAAGTCGTTCGTGATGATGCCTTGAAAGTAGTTGTTCGACGCGACCGCCGTGTCATTCGGATTTCCGATGCGCGTCGCAGGCACGAGCTGGAGCTTGAGCCCTTCTCCGCTGCGACGGATGACGAAGCCGCAGTCACCATCGACCGGCCTTTCCTCGGCGGCGAGCTGCACGAGCTTCTTGAAGCTGTGCCGGTTGGTCACGTCGCACGTTTTGCACCACGCGTGGAAATACTCGCTGATGGTCTGGTTGTAATCGCGATCTCCGGTCGTCGGAGAATACTCATTGGGCGTTAAATACGTCCCGAACTTCCGTGAAATTTCGCGAGCCTCTGGGAAATTGTGGACCAAGTCCTGCGCCTCATACATCATCACGACGCGGTCGCGCTGGTTCTGCGATGACTCCGCTGGCTGCGCGTATTGTTTCGGAGCATACAAGCGATTCGTCCGCGCCGCGTTGTATTCGAAAAGTGACTTGGCGACGCGAGCCTCTAGCCGTTTCAACGCCCACGTCGGCGCGATGTTTTCGAGCGCGCGGTCGAGCCACGGTTTCTGGGCGATCAATTTTGACGCGTCGAAAATGTCGTTTTCCATGTTGTTCAGTTGCCGGTGAAGCTGACGAAGGTCGTATCGGTGGACGTGCCCGCCGCGTCCGTCAATGCGTCTTGCAGATTGCCGAGCATATTGTTCAGCGCGTTGAGGTCCGCGCGGCTCACGCTCTTGCCGTTCAACGAATAGCTCTGGTTCAGGAGCACCGCTTGGATAGCGTCAATTGTCTTGGTCTTCAGCGCCGTCAGGGTGGCGCTATCCAGTCCGAGAAATGGGTTGTCGAGCATACCAAGGCTCGAAACGTCAAACTAGCTCAGTCTTTCACCGGCGTGTAGCGCACGACGTTGGCAATCGTCGCCATGCAGAGCATCATCGCCGAGGTGTCGAGCCCGTGATTCGGCGCGTTGCTTTTGACTTCGCGCCACTCCCAGACGCCGGTGCGAATCTCGACCTTCGACTCGCCCTTAAGGTGCTCGAGATACAGCGGATTGACGTCGGCCGGCAAGAGCCATTTGAGATCGCCCTTGGCCTCGAGCGCGTTCGCCAAAAGGTCTTTGAAATAGTCGCCCGACCAGTCGTAGTAATAGACGTCCCCACCTCGGTAGTCGCTCACGCGCGGCTCGCTGAACGGGAAGTTAATCAGCTTGTCGCTCGCGTCGTCGCGCATCGTCCACGTCTTCCGAGCGTGCCCGCGCATCCCTCGCCAACCGAAGTCCGCGCAGTCACGGTCCACGTCAGCCGGTCGGTAACCGCGATCTTGAGCGACGCACGCGTCCTGCACTTTGTAGCGGTATTGCATCTGGCGAAGCTGGTCCCGCGTCTCGATGCGGCCGAAATAAAGCTGCTTGTAGGTCGGCCCCGTCGCCGAGGAGAACGCGCCGATCTCGACCCACCAATGGTCCTGCTGGCGGTCGATCGACATAAACCGGATTACCTCGCCGTCGATGCCCTCGCCGTTCGAGAACTGCGCGACGGTGTAGTCGGACTTGGTGACAAACAAGTTCACCACCTTCTTTTCGACGATCCACGGCCGCGCCTCGCGCTTGGTGCGAAACTCGATCTTCATCTTGTCATCGCCCTGCCGCACGTGGTGATTGTCGGCCTCGCAGAACTCCTCGACGAGTAACCGCATCGGGCGGCTGACGACGGCCTCCACGCGGAAGCTTTGGATTTCCGACGGCGCTGTCGGGTTCAGCGGCACGAAGCGACCGGCGCGTTTCCAGCCGTTGCGCGTCGTGTCGGTGTCGGGCGACTCGTGACCGCAGTGCGGGCACCGGAAACGGCACGAGGCGACCGCCCGCGGCACGTCCCACGTCTCATCATCGCGCTTCGCCGCGGCATCCCAGACCACTCCGCCCCGCAGTCCGGTGTCCTCGTTCTTGTCGAGCGCGAAGGCGATCGGATGGACCTTGCGGCACGACGGACACTCAGTGCTCCACTCCTGCTGATTGCCTTGGCGGAACGAGGTGTCCTCGACGTTGCCGGTTTCAAGGTCCATGATCGGAGCTTGCGACGTGTTGTAAATCTTCGAGCGCCCCACCTCCTCGAAGCGCGAGACGCGAGCGACGGCGTGGCCATACACCTCCTGCCATTTCGGGAGCCATATCTCGTCATTTATTTTCCACCTGATCGACTGCGATTGCTGGCTGGAAATGTTCGCAGGATTGAGCAGAAAGAAGAAGCCGCCGAAATAAATCTCGGTCGTCGTCCGGTTTGGCCCGACGCGCGGGAGCATCGCCGCGACTGGCTTGCACGACTCAAAGATCGGGTTCAGCCGCGACTTCGCGTGCCGGTCGATCATCTCGTCGGTCTGCATCGTCCACGAGATCGGCCCCGCGTCGTTGCAGATGAGCCACGGAACCCAGATGTCAGCGACGAGCGTCCCGCCGATTTGCACGGCTTTGCGGAAGTGCACGCGGCGGACGAGCGGGTTCTGCAAAGCGTCGAAGATCGGAATGAGCCACGGGGAAATCTTGACGTTAAACGGTCCGCTGGTCGCGTAGGACTCGGGCAGGATTATGTGCTTCCGCGCCCACTCGTAGATCGGCGAGCGGTCGGGCTGCGGGAGGCGCAGGGTGGCGCAGAGGAGGTCGGAGGCGGTCACAAATCAGATGCCGGCTCGTAAATCGCGAACTCGCACATCCACCCGTCCGTTCCCCCTCCGATTACGCGGCAATCCCAGATTCCAACCAAACTGCCTCCGCGAGAAACGCAAACGCCTTTTGAGTCTCGCCGGCTCAGATGATAAAACTCCACGAGTTGCAGCGCTGAATTGTCGCGCTCCATTGTCGCGATTAATTCACCGCCTATGTCGGCGATTGCATTGTAGTGCACGATGTCCCCAACCTTTCTTTTCGTCTGTTTTTTCGTTGTTGTTTTCATGATCAAAGTCCTCGCGGCGATTCCCGCGCCGAGCGTTTCACCCACGCCGAGAACGCCCGCGACTGGCTCACGCCGCGAAGCTTGCACCACGCGGCAAAGCGCGCCGCGATGTCGGGGCGGACGCGCATCGTCACGCCGACGGCCCGCTGGTCGGGCGGGAGCGGCTTGCGGCCTGCGCCTTTGCGTTTGCCGCCGGCGGTCATAGCAGGCCGGCTAGACGAAAGTTATTCGCGAGCGCCAATTTCTTATCGGCCGGCGACTGCTTGACGATCACGCGCGCGTAGCGACTGAGGCGATCGCGGTCGGTTTCGGTTTTTACCGCTGAGGCCATTGCGTCGAATCCGAGAGCAAAAAGAAGGGCGGACATTGCGTTTTGTATGGTCGGCGTGTTGTTCATGTTTCAAACCCTATTCACCGTTTGATTGTTTGCAAGCACTATTTCAAACAATCTTTTCCCCGTCCCGCGACCTGTCTAACGCCTCGCCCTCGAACGTCGCAATGTTCGCGTTCACTACCTCTCGAATCTCTTGCAGGATGACGCCGCCCTCAACGTTCAACTCGGCTGCGTTCATCCCGACGCCGCGCGGCCCCAGCTCGACCTCCAGCTTGAGGCGAAGCAGCAGGTTGAGCTTCTGCCCCAGCGTGACGAGCATCGCCTCGACGACTTCGCGGTCGATCACGTCACCGGCTTCGCGCTCGTTCTTCGAGCGGGCGAGGCGGATTTGCTCGCGCATGAGTTCGGCTTTGAGCTCGGCGAGGGTGGAGTCTTTGAGCCTGCCGAGCCCGTGCCGGTCGGCCCAGACCTTGACTGCTGCCGCGTCCTCGCCGTGCGGAAAGCCGTCGCGCTTGCGCCAGTTCCGCAGCGTGCGGACGTCGATTTGCAACGCCTCGGCGATGGCGGTTAGTTCGGGCTCAGGTTTGGGCATAGTTGGAGCCTTTGCTTATGTTTTCAGATGCCCACATTGGCTGAAGATTGCGCCAGTTGAAACACTGAAGCACCTGCTCTTTGTCGCTCAAATCGAATGAAGCGCATGGGCGGATGTGATCGACGTGCCATTCTCCGTAATTTTCCCACGTCATTCCTCTCTCAAATTTGCCCTCGATGTAACTCCTGAGAAATCCAACTGGGCAACCGACCAGAGAAAACGAGCCGACGCCATTCACTCGCTGACTTTTCATGGCTGACCATATTCGATTCATCACGGTCTTTCTTAGCCTTGCGGACGGAATCGCCATGCTCTCGCGCCATCTCGCTTTTCTCGTTTCGCTGGGAGTCAGCGAATCGCTCGGCTTTAAGTAATTCCTTCGCTTCGTCGTGTCGATTCCCGCCTCTTTTAAAGCGTGCAAAACCTGACAGCCAGAGGTTCCAAATTCCTTGGCGATTGTTTTGACTCCTCTTCCGTGATGATAACGAGCCATCATAACGATGATGTTGTCCCACGCTTTGCTAGCGCTTGCTCTTGATTGAATGGATTTGCTGCCGTTTTTTACGGCACCGCCGGTCAGCCACTCAATGACGTCGCCTTCAATTACCTTTTTCAAAAAAGTTTCATGCCTCCATCCCTTCGACTTCGAGTTTACATTTCTTATGCACATTTTCCGGCAAATCAATTTTGAGATTTCTTTTGATCTCGAGAATTCGCTTATCGTCTGCTCGCAGGTTTCGCCCGTGTAAACGTTTCGCCATTTGTGCAACCGCACCACGCGACAACCTCGAGTTTTCTTTGCACGCCGAAAGTTTTGCATCGCTTTTCGAGCGCCCACCTTTTCGTCCCATAGCTCGAGCTGATTCATTTAACGAAACGCTTGGTTCTGTTTCCATTTGAGTCAACTGTTTTGCCTGATTTGTAAACTGGTCTGCGGAACTGTGTTGAGAAAACCAAATCCAAAAACTGGCCTTAGGTCGCTTAACC